TATTCATGCACCGGTGTCAGAATGGTAATGTCTCTCGCTGCAAACGAGATGCTCGGGGGTTCGATTCCCTCCCGGTGCTCCACAACATGGATCCGTAGCTCAATTGGGAGAGCGCTACCCTGTCACGGTAGAGGCAGCGAGATCGAAACTCGTCGGGTCCGCCAAAAATTCTATGGTGTTAGTAGTGTAGTGGCAACACGGCTCGCTGTGAACGAGTCATCGAGGGTTCGATTCCCCCTTTCACCCCAAACAACGGGAGTCTGACAGAGTGGTTATGTACCTGCCTCTTAAGCAGATCGATGTGGGTTCGATTCCCACGGCTCCCACCAAACATGGGTCATTCGTCTAACTGGCAAGATTCACGGCTCCAAACCGTGCAGATGGGGGTTCGAATCCCTCGTGGCCCGCACAACATTGTCAAAGACCATCGGACTGAAAGTCCGCAAGGACTGACGTTGTCATGGAAGGTAATTTCGATCTGCTATGGTAAATAGAGCATTCAACCAAGGAGGCTCTATGAGCGACGCTAAAGACAACATCTCTGCTGCTATCGGTGAAGTGGTTTCTGACCAAATGACTGGCAAGAAGTTCTATGAATCGAAGACGTTCTGGGTGAACGTGGTGATGGCCCTGGCCGTCACGGTTCAATCCAAGTACGGCTTTGTGATGGGCCCTGAAATGCAGGCGCTGGTCATCGCTGGTGTCAACCTCGTGCTTCGCAAGATCACGAAGGATCCGATCGTCTGGTAATTTTCTATGGTGTACGTAGCTCAACGGTAGAGTCCTGGATTGTGAGTCCAGTTGTTGTGGGTTCGAATCCCATCGTACACCCCAAATAATATGAAGCTTCCTCTCCTCGAAACTTTGGCCGAAGCCACTTACAAGGGCAACATCGGCATGATGGAAATGTTCAAGTTCTATCAGATCGCTTCTGATCAACAGAAAGAGGAGATGAAGCGCTTGCTTGCCGTTGGTAAGCAAGATGAAGCTTGGGAACTCCTCAAGTCCGTGACTGGAACTAAGCTTCGCTGAACATGCTGCAATAGTGCTAGTGGTAACATGAATCCTTGGTACGGATTCGTCGGTGGTTCGATTCCACCTTGCAGCACCAAACACGCCCTGTTAAGCTAGTGGTAGACCGCCTCTCTCGTAAGGAGGATGCGGAGGTTCGATTCCTCCACAGGGCACCAATTTGATAACACCTTCTAGGTTAAGTCACCGGTCTGGGTACTCCTGAGCGTGGTGCCAAACACGCAAGAAACCAAGGCGGGCAATAGCACTGTGGCGGTGTTGGAGGCCTGACGAATACGCCTGAAAGCGGAGTACGCGTTATCATTGGGTCGTTGGAGTGAGAGGTTAGCCGCCTTCCTTACAAGAAGACTGATGTAGGTTCGAGTCCTACACGACCCACCACACAAGAGGTTTTGCTATGAGCGCTAAGCGTTTCAAGATGAAGTTAGGCAACGCCAAACAACCACGTCATTCTGATGGCTCAAAGATTTGGGACAGCGGATACTGCAAACCAGGTGGTAAGTTCTGGAAGCGTCAAGCAAACCGTGCCGCCCGTCGCGTAGACATAGCAGATGGCGGCGCATACAAGAAAACATGGGGACCGTTTGAGTGGTCCTAACCTGAATCTGACGATGTACGACATCGCTGATTTGCACTACAATTCACACGTTACTTGGAGCAACATCATGAAACGAATCATGGAAATCCGCTCCGCTGAAGGCGGAGACGACGCCAAGCTGTTTGCCAAGGAGTTGGCTGCAGCATACACCAAGTTCTTCGGCCGCGTTGGCTGAAAGCACCGCCTGTTAGATTCTCGCCAAGGTGAAATCTCGATCGAGATTGAAGGCGACGATCTAACTGAGCTCAACAACGAGCAAGGCGGGCATCGTGTTCAACGTATTCCCCCAAATGAACGCAAAGGTCGAGTGCATTCAAGCACCGTAACCGTCGCGGTCATTGATCCACGTCAATCAAAGCAGTACGAGTTCAACGCCCGAGACTTCTCGGTGCAGTGGTACTCAGGCACTGGCGCAGGTGGTCAACACCGAAACAAGCACCAGAATTCCTGTCGTATTACGCACCTCGAGACTGGGCTTGTAGCGACGGCGCAGTGTCGTTCTCGCGAGAACTCGTTTGAAGAAGCGAAGACCGCAATTCTTATCCGCCTCAACGAACAAGCACGTTCAGCGATGCATCAAGGATTAGCGTCTGAGCGCAAAGAGCAAGTTGGCTCTGGAGAGCGAGGCGACAAGATTCGCACGTATCGCTTCCAAGACAACGTCACTAAGGACCATCGCACGGACAAGTCCGCAAGGACCACGTCGGTGATGGATGGGAACTTTCAACTCATTTGGTAAAGGAGCGCATCATGCGCAAGGTCTCTTCGACGCTTGATGCGTCTCGAAAACGTACCTCCTACGGGGGTATGGCGTAACGGCAGCGCACACGGCTTTTAACCGTCGAGGATATGGGTTCGATTCCCTATGCCCCTACCATTTTAACATAGCGACGCACTTGAGTATGCGACACACCAAGTTCCTCGCTGGCTCGAGCTACCCAGCCTCGATCACGAGGACGTGACAGAACTTCACGGATCTGGGCTTCACGCTCTTGACTGAGTTTCTTCTCTTTGTTTTTTCCCTTAAGTGCTTGACCACGTCGAACCGAAAGTTCAGCGTAAGCTGCTTCTCCATGCTTTTCGATGTAGTACTCTTTGGCGCTCTTTCGTGCACCGTGTTCGAATGCATCGCGCAAATTCTCGCCATGCGTTCCCCAGTACAAGTGTCGTGGGTTGGAACATTTACCGTTGCCGCAACCGTGACAAAGCAAGATTTTCCCGTTGTTTGGAATCGTCGTCTTCAGGCAGTGTGCCAGCAAGCCACGAAATTCGGTGCTGAGGCGACCGCCAATTTCAATGCATGCTTCTCCAAGATCGAGATGGTGCTGTCGTTCTTCGATTGGTCGTTGGATGTAGTCTTCAACGGGTACGAACATTTGGAACCTTAAGGTTTAGGATGATCCTATTTAGCGTCAGGGTTCGACTCCCTGTGCCCCCACCAATTCATGCCTTCTAATCTTTGATGGTGAAGCCCGGTTTTGTAGTCCGGTAGAAGTCGGTTCGAGTCCGACAGAAGGCTCCAAATAACATGTCACTGTAGCTCAGTTGGAAGAGCACGACGCTACGAACGTCGAGGTCGGAGGTTCGAACCCTCTCAGTGGCTCCACCGGAACACATTTGCCAGTCGCGAAAGGCCAACGGAACCTTTGTCGGTAGACCGCAACCTCATTCAGATGAAGCAAGACTAAAAACCATACCAGGTCCGATGGAGTCGGTGCTGGGCCTCCGAAGCCCGGTGACAGCGGTTCGATTCCGCTACTTGGTTCCATGTCCTGAGACCAGATCTATGCGCCTAAGGTCTCAACTTAAAATGGTAGCATGAACTTCACGCATGCCATCACCATACGCATGATCAACAGTCTGTTGATTGTGTCCGCAAATGATGATCTGAACCCCATTCAACTGGTCCAGCAATTGGACTCTACGAACCTGTGTGTTCACCTAAAGAATGGGGTGACGTACAACCAGCGCTTTGACACCGACAAACTTGACGAAACCATCATGGAAATGTTTGGTTATCGTCGGCACAAGTTTGAAGTCTGTGCATCTCTTTGGGGCGAGGGTGATGATGACCGCGTTCAGATACGCGGTCAGATACGCGCTGACGGGTATATTCGCCACCGCCTATGCCGAATTCTGCAGGGCTTGTTCGTGTACAACTCCTACATTGCCGAACTTGTCACTAAGTTCAAGTTGATCTCGAAGACCCCAAAGGGTGACGTAGATTGCCTTGTTTGGCACGGTGAGATGTTTATGCGAGATGAACTGCTTGGTGAGGTTTGCACCGCCATTTGCGATGATCTCGAGGCGACAGATTTTTGCTCCGCGAAATATCCACGTATGTCTAGTGCAAGCGTGCGCTATTTCGTGAAACCATTGAACGTCAAATAAGGAAACTACATGCTGATTACTCTGCCAAACGGTGTTCGCGTCTTGACCATCCAAAATGACCATACGCAGACGGTTTCCGTTGGCGTGTTTGTGAACACGGGTTCTGCAAACGAGACCAAGTACGAGAACGGCATCAGCCACTTCCTTGAGCACATGGCTTTCAAGGGAACAAAGCGCCGTTCGTACAGCAAGATCAGTTCTGACGCCGAACGCCTTGGCGCTGAGATGAACGCGTTCACGGATCGTGAGATGACAGCGTACTTCATCAAGGGGTTGTCTAATCACGCGCCGATCTTCATCGACATTCTGGGTGACATCTTCTGCAACAGCGTGTTCGACCCTGCTGAAATCGACAAGGAACGCGACGTCATTCTGCAAGAGTACCGCATGTACGCCGACAAGCCGGGTTACGTTGCTCATGACGTGACTCATGAGCTTGCCTATCCTGATCAGGCGTTTGGACGCAAGATCATCGGTGAACCGAAGAACATCAAGGCCTTCCAACGTGAAGACTTCTTGAACTACATCGACAAGCACTACCGTGGTTCTAACGTGATCGTTGGTGTTGCTGGAAAGTTCAACGAAAGCGAAGTTCTGGCCGCCATCGAAAAGCATTTCGCAAAGGTCAAGCCTGACGCAGTTGCGCCGCACGCAAGCTTGCCATCGTACACCCGTTCAGTTCCGCAATTCTCTGGTTCTAACGTGATCGTTGGTGTTGCTGGAAAGTTCAACGAAAGCGAAGTTCTGGCCGCCATCGAAAAGTACACCCGTTCAGTTCCGCAATTCTCAAGCGGGTACGCCGTCAAGAAGAAATCCGTCGAACAATGCGCAGTGTCACTTACGTTTGAGGCCGTTCCAGAGACTGATCCGCTGTACTACGCGTACGAAGTTGCCGCTGCAGCTGTTGGTGACGGCATGAGCTCACCACTGTTTGACGAAGTTCGTGAAAAGCGCGGCCTCGTTTATTCCGTTGGCGCGCATGCGGACATTCGTCATCAGTCTGGCGTCCTGTCAGTGACCGCAGGCACCACTGCTGACAAGGTTGATGAACTCCTCACAACGGTAATGCAGGTGCTCTCTGACGTTTCTGAGAAGGTCAAGCCTATCGACATGGAACGCGCCAAGAACATGATCTGCGTGCACCTTGCAACCTCGACAGAGAAGCCGTTCAATCGTCTCTTGGCTGCCGTGTCGGACACGTTCACGTACGGCCACATCCGTGGCATTGAAGAAGAGCTCGAGAAGATCAAGGCCGTCACGCCAGCTCAGGTGAAAAAAGCGCTCAAGAAAATTCTGAGTGCGAAGAAAGTGCTGGTCGTCGTTGGCAACAAGGTTGATCAGGCCGTGCTGGAGAAGCACGCGTGAAGACTTCAACAAAGTGGTATTTCATATCGGGGCTCTTTGCCTTTTCTGCGATATGTCATTTGGCCAGTCTGTTGATCAAGATGATCAAATGAATCCGCATATCATGACAGCGCTATCTGAACGTTACGTCCGACTTGCAATCAAGAACCTGAAGCAGGACATTGAGAACCTGAACGGATTCGTCGAACTTGGGAACGAGATCAGCCGACAGAACGAGTACAAGATCTGGCTTGCAGATCTTGAGGCGTACTACAAAGAGAATCACGGCGACATCCTCGTGAACGAGGAGAAAGCGCACGAGGAGTTCATTGCGAGTCTTGCATCACGTACCGGTCTGCGGTTCTAAATAGCCAATCGAAAACGGAGACCCTATGAAAGTCCAAGAACTGCTGAACGAAGACCGCCAGAAAGAGTGGAAGTACACTGAAAAGCGAGTCAAGGGCGCCCTGAACAAGGTCACCCTCGAACTTGAAGGTAGCGATTCAGGTGCAATGTCTCGTCTGATGACCCGCTACAAGCGCCTCGACCGTCAATGGAAGTTGATGGAAGAGCGTCGCAATGAAGTAAACCGTCAGGTCAAGGACGTTGCTGACCGAATCTTCGACGCTGAGGATGCACTGGCAACTCGCGTGATCGAGACCATCTCGTACACCGTGATGCTGACCAAAGCTACTCCAGCTTCCGAGAAGGCACCTACGCCGAAGACAGACTATGAGAGCGCGTTCGCTGAATTGTCGCGTCTCGTGCCTGAGCTCGAAGAGAAGGCAAAGGAAATCCTTGCTAAGTACACTGAGCTCGTGCCGCCAAAGGACACGCCATCCGCGTTGAAGTACACACCGAAGCTTGAAGAAGGCGTCAGTGATGTTGTCAAGGGTTGGTTGTCTAAGGCCAAGACCTTCGTCAAGGAATTCCTTGGTTGGGGTCGCGCGTATGACGCAAAGCTGGACGCATTCCGTCGCAAGTACGGTCTGAAGTCCGCGTAAGAACATACCACTGCCGATGGAGCGGCGGCCTGCCTTCTAAGCGGGCTTTGCTGTAGGTTCGATTCCTACCAGTGGTACCAATTTGCCAGGTCCGAGGGATTCGGTGCGGGGCCTCCTAAGCTCTGTGACGGTGGTTCGACTCCACCACTTGGCGCCACTTCCTGTGGCCGTTACAAATTTCCCGGTGCCGTTACATTTTTGATGTGTACTTTCCTCGCGAGGTTGTTAAGATTCAACTGTCGCAAACATCAGCGACTAACCGCTGAGAGGAAATTTGATCATGTCGACCGAAACCCTGGCCACCGCCACCGCTGAAATCGCCGCAGTCGCTGCCACCCCCGCTACCAAGAAGGCGGCCGCCAAGAAGACGAAGCCTGCTGCCAAGAAGGCCGCTCCCGTCGCTCGCAAGACCACCGGCACCCGCAAGCAAAGCGAACGCGTTCGTCCGCCTGCTGCTGAACTGATGGCCAAGCGCAACCGCATGTTCTTCGGTGCTGCCTACATGAACGGTGTTCTGGCCGGCTTCCACCGCGACCACGCCAAGATGTTGCAACACGCCATCCACCTGAAGGTCGACCAGCCCGCGAAGCTGAAGGCCCTGTCGCTGGAGAAGCTGCGCGAAAAGCTGGCCACCGCGATCCTGTCCAAGGAAAACGGCGCCGAACCCTTCTCGATCCGCCTGAATCAGCAATAAGCTGATCCGGCAGTACTCCTCTCAGTCCTCCGGACCGGATCACCCCGGAGGCTGAGAGCACAGAGCGAATCATCTTCCGCTTTGTTCAACTGGTTTGGTCAAGTAGGACTCCTTTGACGACCAACCTTTGAAAACCCGGTAATGCAGGGGCGAACATTGTGGGTAGCGGGTGATTCGCTCTGTGCTACTGAAAGTGCTTATGGAATTCCTCCAAATTTTCTATTTCCTGTGGATCAAGATCAGCTTGGCCATGCTGCTCGCGATCAACTTCTTTGGCATCCCCGTCGTCACGGTCTTTGTGATGATGCTCGCGTGGCCAACGAAGACTGTTCACCTGGCGTACGACTGCTACGTCAAGAAGAAGTGCTACATCCGACCCGTTGGTGTTCGTGCGCTTTTGTTAGGTGTTATCCTGTTCATCGGTGTCATTGTGTACGGCACTCAAATGAACTGGATCTTCAACATGCCGCCATCGTCATTGTTCAATTTCGTGTCGCATAACTTCGTCGAAGGCTACGACCAGCATCTGAAAGAACTAGAAGCCAAGAAGCCACCCACCAGAACCAATCTGCCGACAGAACTTCGTCGATACGAACTGGTTGCGTACAATCCACCAAAGCACTTCTACGTGTCCCTTGAAGATGTCAAGACACACAACGTCTTCAGGCGCATCTACGTCTCCAAGCACTGCAACTCCGCGTCAAGCAACAAGATCGGCGACGAGTACAATTAAAGACGAAGGAGAAACTAAGATGGTAAAAGCACAGACCAAGACTGAAGTAAAACTTCAGACGTATGTTCTTGAGGATGACGGAGATATCAGTGAAGTATTTACAGACGTGAGCACTAAAGGTATTTGTCACGTAGCAGAGTGCTCTTGGGACTGGAATCAATATGAAACAATTGAACGCATCAAAGAAGGTAAAATGAAACTCTTCAAGATCGAAGAAGTTAAGTTGGAAGTTACTGAGCCCTCTATTAAGATTGTTGGTTAATTACAACACAAGGTCAG